GGTTTAGGTTTTTATGGCTTTGGTTTAATTCATATGATCGGTGGCCTGTCGCGAACAGCAACTACAGCTCTAAGACAACTACTTGATGCAGGTACTTTATCGAATTTACCTGCTGGATTTAAGTCTAGAGGCATGAGAATTAGAGATGATGACCAACCAATTCAACCTGGAGAGTTCAGAGATGTCGATGCACCAGGCGGAAACATCAGAGATCAGTTTCAATTACTGCCTTTTAAAGAACCAAGCACTACTTTATTCAATCTTTTAGGTTTTTGTGTAGATGCAGGAAGAAGATTTGCATCAATTGCTGACCAACAAGTCGGTGATGGCAACCAACAAGCAGCAGTTGGAACTACAATTGCTCTTTTAGAGCGTGGTTCTAGAGTTATGTCGGCTATTCATAAGCGTTGTTACTACGCAATGAAGCAAGAATTTAGACTATTAGGTCAAATTATAGCTGAATACCTACCACCAGAGTATCCATACGCTGTCTACGGGGCTGAGAGAGTGATTAAAATGGCAGATTTCGACGACCGAGTAGATATTTTACCGGTTGCAGACCCAAATATCTTCTCAATGTCACAAAGAGTGACTCTTGCACAGACACAATTACAAATTGCACAGTCAAATCCACAACTTCATAACCTACATGAAGCTTATAGACGTGTTTATGAAGCTCTTGGCACTAAAGAAATACCACAAATCTTAAAACCAGAGCAAAAACCGTTCCCAAAAGACCCTGCAATTGAAAATATGGAAGCTTTACAGATGCAACAGCTAGTAGCATTCCCAGATCAAGACCATGATGCTCATATTGCAGCACATTCTGCGTTTATGAGAACTAGAATGGTACAAATTAACCCTATGGTGTATGCAAATTTACAAGGACACATCTCTCAACACGTTTCTATGAAGGCATCTGCTGAAGTTATGGCAATGATGCAACAGGATCCTAATTTAATGGCTATAGCACAACAAAACCCACAACAATTTCAAGCTATGTTCAATTCTGAAGTTGCAAAACGTATTGCACAAATCACTACAGAGTTAGCTCAACAAGAATCTATGGTTGAAAGCCAAAAACAAGACCCAATTGTCATGTTGAAACAAAGAGAACTCGATTTAAGAGCTATGGATTTACAAAGACGTGCTCAAGAGGGTAATATGAAGATAGAACAAAACCAAGATCAGTTTGAAGAGAAATTAGATTTTGATAGATTAAAATTAGAAACACAAGATGAGCAATCTGATAAAAGATTAGAAGTTGCTCGTGAGAAAATGGAGAAACAAAATGGGAAAAAAACTGGGGCTAGATAAAGCCTACTCAAACTTACTTACAACTGTTAATAAAAACAGTCCAAGTGGAATTGGTAAAGGTATTACACCTTCTTTTAAATCTATAGGAAAAAAATTAATGGATAATCCTGTATTAGGTAGCAGATTACTTTCTACATCATTAGAATCAAAATCTAAAACATCAAATATTTTAAAAACAGCAACTAAAAATGTTTTTAAAAGATCTCCGATAGGAAGAATTATAGATGCAGGAGTTAAAATTGGAGCAGGTGTTGGTGCAGGCTACAGTTATGCAAAAGAAAAATTTAAACCTGATAATAAAATGGGTGGTGGTATGATGTATGGTTATGAGACAGGTGGAATGTCTTCTAAACAAAAAGCTATCGCTGCTAAAGCTCCTCCTCCAAATGTATTAGACGGAAAAGATTTCGCAGTTCTTAGAGCTGAGAAAGCAAAGAACAGAGGCATGGGTCTTCAAGATGAATCTATGAAACCTGGAAAAATTATGAAAGCTAAATATGGTAAAGAAGCTAAAATTAAAAAAGTAATGAAAGAATTTAAAAAAGGCGAATTACATATTGGTAAGTCAAAAAAGAAAGTTAAAAATAAAAAACAAGCAATCGCTATTGCATTATCTGAAGCAAGAAAAGGTAAAGCATAATGGGATATAAAGTTTCTGGCAAAAGATCTGGCCCACCACCTAAACGTGGGCCAAACCCCAACGTACCTCCAGTTAAATTACAATTCGGTGGTGGTGCTGATATGGGTGCACCTTCTAAAGCAAAAGAAAGAGCTGCAAAAGGTTATGGCAGTGTAGGACCTGTTGAAAGAGACACAGGCTTAGAAAGACAAAGACAAGCTAATATTATTTCTAAAGCAAGTCAACCAGATTCATTAAAAGATAAATTTACAGGTTCTATGGATTTAGGAAAAAGTCTTTTGATGTATGGAGCATCAAAAGCATTAAATTTACCTTTAGGTGCTATAACAATAGCAAAAAATTTATTTGCACCAAAAGTATCTGATATGACTCTTGGAAAAAATTTAAATGATTATGAACCTGCAAGACCTACAGTTCCTCAATTTCCTACAATAGGTGGAGGAGATAATCAAAGAGGTTTATGTCCTGATGGCACAATGCCTCCTTGCAAAGTAGTAACTGCATTTAAAGGAAAATATTTTGATGAACAAACAACTAATGTAAAAGGTAAGAATAAAACAGGTCCTGTTCCTAGTGGTAACACTCCACAAATTCCTGGTAGTGAATATTTGAAGTATAAAAAATTTAAAAAAAATAAAGTTGTTTCAGCTTACGTTGGTAAAGCAGTTAAACAACCTACTGAAACTAAAAAAGAATTTTCAATGAGACACGCAGAACACACACCATTTGGAAAACGTGGAGGTGGAATCGCAATAAGAGGAATGAATTTTAAAGGAGTGCTTTAATGTTTCCTTGGAGTTTAATTGGTACTGCACTAAAGACTGGTGCGGAGATTTATAAAAATAAAAAAAAATCTGAAATCATAATGTCTGAAGCACAAATCGTTCATGCTGAAAAGATGAAGCGTGGAGAGATAGAGTACAGTGGACAGATTGCAAAAAATCAAAAAGGCGACTGGAAGGACGAATTTGTACTTTTAGTTCTCACATCTCCACTGGCAATTTTATTTTATTCCGTATTTGCTGAAGATGAAGAGATACAAGCAAAACTAGATTTATATTTTCAAAAATTACAAGAGATGCCTTGGTGGATAGTTTCATTATGGGTTTCTGTTGTTGCAGCGATCTATGGAATTAAGGCTACGGATTTAATTAAAACAAATGGTAAAAAATAATGTGGACATGGTTTAAAAAATTTTTTACTAAAAAACCTAAACATGAGTTTTCAGAAAAACAATTAGATCAAATGAGTAAAGGCGATCGTAAAATATTACAATCACAAGGTAGAATTAAATCTATTTACAAACCATATAATTAGTATATACACTTGGTATGATCCAAGGAGACAGCACAGAATACGAAATTTTAGAAGAAGCTTGTAAATCATTAGATAACGACGATTTATTTACAGCTGAAATTGGAGTTCGACAAGGTAAAGGAACTGAGATAATTTTAAATCAATTAGTATTTAAAAAACATTGGCATATTGGAATTGATCCTTATGGCAATTTAAATTACGAACATTACGATAATTCTGGTTCATATACTTGTGATTATACGAATGATATGAAACTTCAATTAATTAAAGATATTAATTATAAAAACTTTACATTGTTTCCTATGGGTGATGATGAATTTATGAAACGTTTTCATGATGGTGTTCCTATTTACAGAGATAAAAAAGAAATAAGAAACAAATATGATTTAGTTCATTTTGACGGACCCCATAAAACATATGATGTAGTAAAAGAAGCTATGTTTTTTGCAGAAAGATCTCATGCTGGTACGGTGTTCGTTTTTGATGATTATCCTAAATATGATATGGATCTTATATTAAAAGTTATTGTAAATAAGTTTGGTTTTATGCTATTAAAACAAGGTAAAAACAAAATAGCTTTGAAAAGAAATTAATGGATATAGATTATAGAATAGTAAAAAAGTTAGTTGATCAGAGAGTAGAATCTCTAAAAGATACCCTGGTGTACTCCGTTGACAAATTAGAACAACTTCATTATATTAGAGGACAAATCAAAGGCCTAGAGTCTTTGCTTCAGGATCTTAATGACCTGCAGAAAAAACAGGAGCA